ATAGTTATATCAATTGCTGTTATCTTTATATTAACTCCATTCTGGATTACCCTGTTAGCTCTTGATATAGCTAAGTTGTTTTATAAACGAAGAGGTAAGCTTCATGAATGAATAGAAAACCAAACAACAAAAGCGTAAGTTCTATGACAGTGGTGATAGGAAGAGTCTTCGCGAGAAAGTAAAGAAGCGTGACAACTACGAATGCCAAGAGTGTAAGCGAAATGGTCGAGTACAAACTGATACCAATGAGTACAGTGAGAGTGCAAAGCGTAAGAAGATACAACTTGTTGTCCATCATATAAAAGAACTAGAACATCATCCAGAGCTTGCACTTGAGATAGATAACCTTGAAACAGTCTGTGTGAATTGCCACAATAAAGAACACGGTAGAACATTCAAAAAGAAACAGAATAAATGGGAACATGATGAAAAGTGGTGAGGGTTCGATTGCAAAGTTTTGAACGCTCTTAAAAATATAGAATTAAAATAAAATTGTTAAGAATGAAAGTTAAATAACATGCAGTAAAATGAAGCTTATATTTTAATGTTTTTTATTGTTTTTAAAGTGTGTAACAGAACCTATAGATTTTTAACTTATTAAAAATCACTTTTACACATATATATTTCAATTCAAATATATTATTGTGTAAATGATAATGGAATTGGAGGTGATATTATGTCATATGTACTTACGATTTGTACTAAGTGCGCAGAATTGATGGGTCTTTAGAATTACATTAAATAAAAGACATTACAAAGTCCACCGATTGGTTGGGCTTTGTTTTATATATCCCCCCGGTCTGGAATTTCATCTTTTTTTCGTCTAAGGGGCACCGGAGGAGGGGGTTAACTGTCAGGTTTTTTTCGAAATTACGCACGTAAGGGGGGTGGGTAGATGGCTGTCAGTATTACAAAGTTAAAGGAACAGCTAATGAACAGTATTGATATTGAAGATTTAGTCGAGGTTGAAAAAGTAGAACGATACATTGATCTAGTTAAAGCATTTAGAAAAATAAACAGGACTATCAATAAAGAAGGTGAGTCCGTTACAGTCAAAAACGGATCTCAAGTTTTTGTTAAGGCCCATCCTCTTATAAGTGAAAGGAATAAAATTAACAGTTCTTTAATTGCTTTAGGAAGAGATATAAAGTTTGTTTGTAAGCCAAATATTCCTAAGGCTGGTTATAGTAAAAGTGATTTAACATGATTAGACAAAAGTATGTAGAAGAATACATTGACCTTTATCGAAGTGGAAAAATAAAGTTCAATAAAGAAAGAGAACAGTTAATTGAATACCTAGAAAAATATGTTTTAAACAGAGACGATTTGTATTTTGATGATGAAATGATTGAGGATTGTATCAACTTCGGAGAAAAGTGGTATTTTCCGTTACAACCATTTCAAAAATTCTTAATAGCATTCGTTTTTTTGTTTTATAAGAAAAATGGACGCGTATTTTATCGGAAATTCCTATGGATGTTAGGACGTGGTGGCGGTAAAAATGGTCTAATATCCGTGATAATTCACTTTTTAATTAGTGAATTACACGGTATTCCAGAGTATAACATCTCTGTTGTTGCGAATAGTGAGGAGCAAGCGAAAACAAGTCCTGACGAAGTTCATAAATGCGTAAAGAAAAATGAGGTTTTGCAGAGGGCTTTTAAAACCACATTAACTCAAACTGTTTCAAAGGCTACTGAAAGTATATTAAAGTTTAGAACTTCCAACGGGGATACAAAAGACGGTTTGCGTGATGGTGCAGTTGTATTTGATGAAATACATCAATATGAAAGTAATAAAGACGTTCGCGTCCATATCAGTGGCTTAGGGAAAAAGAAAAATCCTCGTGAGTTTTATATTGGTACAGATGGTTATGTACGAGATGGCTTTTTAGATAAACAAAAAGAAAAGGCTATGAAGGTTTTAAATGGCGAAGCTCGTCCTAATGCTGTATTTCCTTTTATCTGTAAGCTTAATGATGAAAAGGAAGTTGATGAAATTGATAATTGGGAATTAGCTAATCCCATGTTATCGCAGCCACTAAGCGAGTATGCTGAGGGATTACTCGAAACAATAAAGGAAGAATATGAAGATTTAGAGGATGATCCAAGCAACCGGGAAGAGTTCATGACAAAACGTATGAACTTACCTGTTACGAACTTAGAACGTTCTGTTGCAAAATGGTCAGAAATTCTTGCTACAAATCGTCCTTTTCCTGATTTATATGCACAAGAATGCATAGGGGCGTTAGACTTTGCGAGTATTCGAGACTTTGCAGCATGTGGTCTATTATTTAGACAAAATGGTGAATATATCTTTAAAACTCATTCCTTTGTACGAAAAGAATTTGTTGATATCTATTACGGATATTCTAAAAAAGCAGGCGAGTTCAAGAAACAAAAATTCGCTCCAATTAAAGAGTGGGAAGAGCAAGGACTACTAACAGTTGTGGATGAACCGACTATTAATCCTCAGCACATTGTTGATTGGTTTTTAGAAATGCGTGAACAATATGGGATTAAAAAGATTATAGCTGATAACTTCAGAATGGAAGCAATAAGACCATTATTGGTAGCAGAAGGATTTGAAATAGAGGTTATACGAAACCCGAAAGCAATTCATAGTTTGTTAGCTCCACGTATTGAAATGGCGTTTGCAAATAAACAAATTGTTTTTGATGATAATCCGCTAATGCGTTGGTATACACAAAATGTATTGGTTGTTATCAAAAGTGATGGAAATAAAATATACGAAAAGAAAGAGCCTGTTCGTAGAAAAACAGATGGGTTCCAATGTTTTGTTCATGCTCTTTATCGGGCGGATGAGATACAAGAAGCAACTGACTTTATTATAGGTAACATTAAATTCTAATAAAGGGGGTGATAATCATTGGATGGTTAGGTTCAGTATTTAAAAGAAATAAAGAATTAGAATTCATGCTGGATCTGGACATAATAACTGATACAGCAAACAGACTTCATATGAAACGATTGGCGATTGATACATGCGTTTCATTTTTAGGAAGAACAATTAGTCAATCTGAATTTAGAGTAAGAAATGGTAAAGCATTTAAGAAGGATGAGCTTTATTATCGATTAAATGTAAGACCAAACAAGAATATGACCGCAAGTACCTTTTGGGAAAGGTTTGTTCGCAAACTTATTTATGATAATGAGTGTTTAGTCATACAAGCAGATGATGGTGATTTACTTATCGCAGATGGATTCCAACATAATGAGTATGCTGTGTTTGAAGATACCTTTACTGATGTAAGGGTAAAAGATTATACGTTTAAGAGAAGTTTTAAACAAAGCGAAGTTATTCATTTGAAGTATCGGAATGATAAATTATCTCCACTTATTGATGGATTATTTGCAGATTACGGTGATTTATTTGGTAGGATACTAAACTCACAGAAACGTAAAAATCAAGTTCGTGGCACGGTTGATATGGATATGATTGGTGCTAAAACTGAGGAACAAATAGCAAAGCTACAAGAGTTTATAGACAATATGTATAAGTCAATCGGTTCAAAAGATATAGCTATTGTTCCACAGCAAAAAGGTATTAATTATAACGAGATATACAATGGTGTTGCAAATGGTCCAAGTGTGGAAGAAATCAATAAAGTAACAAATGGTTTCTTGAATCAAGTAGCTATGGCAATTGGTATTCCAATAGCTCTGATATATGGAGAAATGGCTGATGTAGAAAAGCAAACGAAAAATTATATGCTTTTCACAGTACGACCATTATTAAAAAAGCTATCTGATGAAGCGAACGTTAAATTCTTTGAAATGAGTGAATATCTTTTAGGACGAAAAATTGAGGTTAAGGCTGTTTCCTATCAAAGTATATTTGAACTTGCGACAAGTATTGATAAACTCATTTCTTCAAGTGCATTTACAGGAAATGAAATTCGTTCAGAAGTAGATTATGAGGAGTCGGATGATCCAAATCTAAATATCCATCATATTACGAAGAACTATACAAAATTAAATGAATCTGAAGGGGGTGAGAAATGATGGAGCATGTGAATATGAATAAGCTTTTGAACTTAAAACGAGATATTCGTTTTGAAGCTAAAGGTGAAAATGAATACAAATTAACTGTTTATGGGTCAATTGGTGGATGGTTTAGTGAAAACAATGCTGAAGCAGTAAGAAGAAAAATTCAAGATGTTAAAGCAGAAAAAATTCACGTTCATATTAATTCGGGTGGAGGTTCCGCTTTTGATGGTGTAGCAATTTGTAATCAATTAAAGCAGCATAGTGCAGAAATTATAGTTCATATTGATGGTTGGGCAGCTAGTGCCGCGTCTGTAATTGCAATGGCAGGTGATAATACTATGATGATGATTCATCAAGCAAGTACCTTTGAATATGGAAATGCAGATTTATTTGAAAAAACAGCACGAGATTTACGAAAGATTGATTCAGCTTTAGCGGCATCTTATAAAAAACGTTTTGTTGGGACAGATGAAGAATTAAAACAACTTTTAAAAGATGAAACTTGGCTAACAGCAGAAGAAGCGGTTGCTCTTGGTTTAGCTGATGAAATTGCTGATGAAATTGAAATTGATGATACGCAAGAAGATGAAGAAGTGGAAGTTGTAGAAAATTTTAAAGAAGATTTAGTAGCTAAGTATATGAAACAACCAAATAATCAAAATCCCAAAGAGCCTATTCAAGAGCCTGTTAATACAAAACAGAATCTGAGTACGCTCTTTTTAACTTTAGGAGGAAAATAAAATATGGTTATTAAGTTTAATAATTTTGAAGAGAAGAAACTAGCTTTCGCGAAAGCAACACAAGAAGGTACAGCGGAAGAACAATCAGCAGCGTTAAATTCCATGATTGAAGCACTTGCTACAGATGTTCGTTCAGATATTTTAAATCAAGTGAATGAATCAATGGTAGATCGTTCTATTATGCAATCTCGCGGTGCTAATGTATTAACAAGTGAAGAAATGAAGTTCTTTAATGCTGTTGTTGAGGATGGTGGTTTTAAATCTACTGAAACTTTACCTAAGACAACACAAGAGAGAATTTTTGATGATTTAGTTCAAGGTCATCCGTTACTAGAGCATATCGGCTTAGAGAATTTAGGAGCCGTGACAGAATTTATTTATGGAGATCAAGAGGGTGCAGCTGTATGGGGACCGTTATTTGGTGATATTAAAGGGCAATTAAATGCTATATTCCGAAAAGAATCAATTACTCAACTGAAATTAACAGCATTTATTCCATTAGCAAATGATATGTTGAAGCTTGGTCCAGTATGGGTGGAACGATATGTTCGTACTATGATTACAGAAGCAATGTCAGTAGGTTTAGAACGTGGTTTTGTAGCTGGTACGGGTAAAAATGAACCTATTGGATTATTAAAAGACCCTAGCGGAAGTGTCACGAATGGAGTATATCCAGATAAAAAAGTTGCTGGAACTTTAACTTTTGAGCCTGGTCGCAAAACAATTAATGAATTAAAAGGCGTGGTCAAATTATTGGCTAAAAAATTAAATCCTGATGGTAAAACAGATGCAGATCGACCAAAAAATATTGCTGGTAAAGTAGTTATGGTAACAAATCCATTTGATACTTTCGACATTCAAGCAAATGCTACGATTCAAAATGCGGCAGGTGTATATGTAACGAGCTTACCTTTTAATCCGATCCCAACAGAATCTGTATTTGTACCTCAAGGACAAGTGGTTTTCTTTGTTAAAGGAGAATACATTGCAGCGATGGGTGGAACAGAGCCAATCAAAAAGTATGAAGAAACATTAGCTTTAGAAGATGCAACTGTTTATATTGCTAAACAATATGCTACAGGTAAACCGAAGGATAAATACACTTCACAAGTTTACACATTAAAGCTTGAAGAAGTAACCCCACCAACACAAGGATGATGTGAATGAATACAGTAATTTCGAATGAAATATTACAGCAATTTAAAGATAGGATGCGATTAGGTGATGATGAAGATGATAACCTAAGGCGCATCCTATTTGCATCCAATGAAGCTTTAATTAAATTGTGTGGATCGTATGACATAAGCAAAGATGAGACGTTCAAAGAATTAGTTTTTGAGCGTTCTCGTTATGTTTATAATGATGCGCTTGAGTATTTTAGTAAGAATTTTCTAACGGAAATTAATAGTTTTGGTATTACAAAAGCTTTAGAAGAAATTAAATTGGACGGTGATTAATATGCGTCCTTTTCAGTATAAAAAACCACTGAATACAGGTGATTTTAGAAATCGAATTAGCATTGAGCAACCTATAGTAATAAAAGATGAATTAAACCAAGTAATTGAAACATCTTGGCAAGAATTAAAGAAAGCCTGGTCAATGATAAAAACGGTGAAAGGTTCCGAGTACATTGAAGCTTCAGCATCACAAGCCACACGGGTTTATCGTTTTGTAATTCCGTATACTTCTGATATTACAGAAGAAATGCGAATCAGTATGAAAGGTCGTATCTTTGATATTATCGAACCGCCAATGAATGATGATGAAATGTATCAAACATTGACTATTATCGCAAAGGAGCATACTTAATATGAATGATTTTGCGAGTGAGATTGCTAGAGAATTACAAAGATATGCGAATGTTGTGGAAGAAGAATTACTGACAGCGCAAGAAGAAGTTTCTGATGTTGCTGTTGACAAATTAAAGCAAAACAGTCCTGAAAAAACAGGTGGCTATCGTAAAGGATGGCGTAAGAAGAAGGATGGAAATTCTATTGTCGTGCACAATACAAAAGGACAATTAACACATCTTTTAGAAAATGGCCATGCAAAAGTTGGTGGTGGTCGAGTTCCAGCGAAAGTGCATATTCGTCCAGTTGAACAGTATGTAATTGATGAGTTGCCAAGACGTATTGAAAGGGCGGTTCAACAATGACATTAATAGAATTAACAAAGATTCTTGAAGCTACAGGTTATCCTGTGGCTTATTCGAATTTCACAGCAGCACCAGGTAATCCTGTACCAAGTCCTCCGTATATTTGTTTTCTTGCAGATGGATCAGCAAACCTAATGGCAGACAACAAAGTGTATCACAAAATAAATGATGTAATTATTGAACTTTACACAACAAGAAAAAACTTAGTTGCAGAAGCCAAACTTGAAAAAGTCCTAGACGATCATGAGATCCCTTATGACTCACCGATTGAAGGGATTATTGAATCAGAAAATATGTACCAGAAAATATACGAAATGAGGTTGATATAAATGAGTAAAGAAAATAAAGTTACGTTTGGTTTGAAGAATGTACATTATGTCCCATTTGATATTCAAGATTTTTTAGTAAAGTTTGCGACACCGATTCCATTACCTGGTGGGGTTGAACTAACATTTGAACCACGTGGTGATTTAATTGAATTCTATGCAGATGACATGCTTTATTACGCAGCAAGTAATAACCAAGGTTACGATGGAACATTGAACATCGCTACTATTCCAGAACAATTTGCCATTGACGCATTAGGTGAGCAGTTAGACGAAACCGACGGTGTATTAAATGAATTAGCTGATGCGAAAGGGAAACCATTTGCATTACTATTTGAATTCGATGGCGATGTAAACGCTACTCGACATGTTATGTATAACTGTGCAGCGAGTCGTCCAACAATTGCATCTAAAACAAAAACAAATTCAGCCGAACCAAATACAAATGAACTGAAGTTTGTTTCTAGTCCAATCGTTTTAGCTCCTGGTGGAAGACCAATGGTTAAAACAAAAACAACATCTAAAACAACTCAAGCAATTTATGATAATTGGTACAAAGAAGTATACGTTAAAAAACCAGCAGCACCAAAAGGAGCGTAATAGTAAATGGAAAAGACAATTACAGTAGATGGTCAAGATATTCATTTGAAAAGTACAGGAGGGACACCAGTCCGATTTAAAGCGCAATTTGGAAAGGATTATTTCGCACAACTTCTTAAGTTAGCGCCACTTGGGAAAATTGATATGGAAAATCTAGATCCAAGTAAGTTAGATAGTGTGGATTTTGAAGTATTTTATAATCTTGTTTGGACTATGGCAAAAACGGCCGATCCAAAGATACCAGAGCCAATGGTCTGGCTAGATTCATTTGATGAGTTTCCAATCATCGAAATCTTAGAAGATATTCAAGATATGATAGCTTCCACAATTCAATCTAAAAAAAAGTTGTAGATAGTAATAATAGTCAACAAGGAGCGAATCAGGGTGATGTATTCACCACTGAGACGTTCCTTGTTTTGTGTTATAAATGCAAACTTACAAAGGCTGATCTAGAAGATATGACGATTGGTATGTGCCTTGATTATATCGATGAATATTTAGAAATGCAGAAACCACCACAAGAAAAAACACGTAAAGCAACGCAAGCAGACTTTAATAGTTTCTAAAGAAGAGAGGTGAGAAAATGGCAGGAAAAATTAAAGGAATTACGATAGAAATTGGCGGGAATACAGAGCCGTTACAAAATGCTTTAAAAGATGTAAATAAACGAAGTAATGATTTAACCAAAGAATTAAAAGATGTTGAGCGTCTTTTAAAATTCAATCCTGGTAATGTCGAAGCGTTGGCTCAAAAGCAAGAATTACTTACACAAGCAATTGAAAATACAACTCAAAAGCTAGATAAATTGAAAGCAGCAGAGCAACAAGTGCAAGCTCAGTTTCAAAATGGAAAGATTTCTGAGGAACAATATCGTGCGTTTAGGCGTGAAATTGAATTTACAGAAGGGTCACTTAATGGTCTGAAAAATAAGCTTGGAAATATGAAATCTGAACAAGACAGCGTAGCAAGTTCAACAAGGCAATTAGAAACATTATTTAGAGCTACAGGGAAAAGTGTTGATGATTTTGCAGGAGCGTTAGGAAATCGTCTTGTGAATGCAATTAAAAGTGGTACGGCTACCAGTAGGCAGTTAGATCAAGCAATTGGTCTTATTGGTCGTGAAGCATTAGGAGCAGAAGCTGATATTGAAAAATTACAACGTGCGCTTCGTTCTGTAGATGATGGTAATTCAATACAACAAGTTAGAAATGATTTAAGGGACCTATTACGAGAAGCTGAAAGAGCAGGTAAAAGCTTCAAAGAATTAGATATCGGTTTAGAAAATATGTTAGGCGGAGCAATGGCGGCTGGTGGTATCTCAGGTGTAATTGAAAAAGCACTTGATACTTCGAAATTAAAAACGAAAATTGATGTAACTTTTGAAGTCCCAGCATCATCTAAAAAATCAGTTGAACAAGCTGTTCGAGGAATCGAAGCGTATGGTGTAGATGTGGAAGAAGCACTGGAGGGTACACGTAGACAATGGGCTTTAAATAAAACCGTAAGCGATACAGCTAACACTTCGATTGTAAAAGGTGCAGCGGCTATTTCAACGGCTTATGCTGGTATTGATTTTACAGAATTAATTCAAGAATCAAATGAGATTGGGAATGAGTTAGGAGTAACTAACGAAAGTGCTCTAGCATTAACAAATTCTCTTTTAAAAATGGGATTCC